GGATAAGCTAATCCAGAACACATGCATGGTAAAAATCTGTAAGAAACGTTAGCTTGATTTGTATATGCACCAGCGTCTTCTATTCTATTAATAGTGTAGAATTTTAGCGTAGTAAATGTGCTTGCATCAGGAGCCAAATATAAATTTATTGTTGGCGTAATTTGTCTATCAACAAAATATTGTGAGGGCTGCCCCGTTTGTAATTTATTTGGTAAAGCTGCGTATGCAGATCTATCAATTTTTGTTAAAGAAACGTCATTTGTAGACGAGGTATTACCCGCAGCATTTGTAGTTGATATGTATGCCTCTAAAACATCACTAACATTACTCGACACAGAATAAGTAGCTTGTCCTGCAACTAACGCTACTTCATTTAGCTGCACTTTCCAAAGATGTACTCCTCTGTTTCCCCACTCAGAAAATAATAAGTTTAAACTACGTCTTGCTGATCTTAAATCTCTCCCACTATTAGTCCGTATACCACATCTCTCATATGCTTCTTCTATGATATCATCGATATTTAAATCGAATGCTGTAGTTCCTGACGTAGCCATAATTCATTACATTAAGTCTTTATAATAATCTAAAGACTTTCCTGGTATTAATTGTTGATCTTGCAAACCAGATCCTGAAGTTCTTGCTGCTCCATATCCTCTTACAGATTTACCCATAGCAGCCTTCATAATTTTACCTTTTTTTGCAAAACCCATTTTACGAGTAACATCAGGTCTTTCAGCTTTTAATTTTCTTAAACCTTCACCTTTTGCACCCTCTGGTATTTTTTTTAATGCCATATTTCCTCCTTTATATCCTTGTGCTTTTAATCTTTTTGTAGCTTCTTTTAATCCACCACCTGCTGCTTTCAAAACAGTCCCTAAAGTCTTAGCTTGTGCAGCATGTAATTTAGAAGCTTTTTCCAAAGCTCCTTTAACTTTTTTTACTTTCATCATCTTACCTTTAGATGCTTTTTCTACACCTTTAATAATGCCTTTATTTTTAGAAGCATAAAAAACTTCTTCGCCTTTTTTCTTTCCATATTGTTTTTTCATAGACTTCATAATTTCTTCACCTTTTTCTGTTAATGGCATAATTGAATCCTCCTTTATTATAAGATATTGCCCCACCTTTACTTTTTGGCTTTGCGTAATCCAACATAGACTCAAAACCTACATCTTTGTATTTCTTACCTTTATAAAAATCTCTTTCTCTTTTAACTGCTTTAGGATCTCTTTTCTTTACACCTGCAGCAACAGCCGTTACAGCAAGTCCCACTGGTGTAGCAGCTCTTACAAATCTACTTGCCTTATATAATTTAGCCATTCGACTTGTGACTAAGGCTTTTGATGTGCCTTTACCGACATTACCCGACATTGCTTTAGCTATATTTTCACCAACTGCTTTTGCTTTTTCAGGTGTTTTGATATCAACCAATGGTTTTTTCAAAATCTCACCAGCTTTTTTTACTTTAGCTCCAATAGCTCCAAATAAATTTTTACCTTGTGTAATAGCTTTACCTAAACCTTGATCTGCTTTACCAATTAAATTTTTTGTGTAATCTGTCATTTTTGGAGATACACTTACTCCTTCACTAGCTTTGATTACACCACCAATCTTATTTCCTTTTTTTCTAGATTTCATAGTTCCTTTAAAGTCTTTTACTTTCAACCCACTCATATAAACACCGCTAGGAAACAGATCAAAAATTTTAGTTTGTTTATTCACTAAAATAGGTCTCTTCTTATCTGTTCTTTTGAATTTGCTCATATGTCGATCATACCACCATAGTATTTCTTAGTAAATGTCTTAACATTCGTTGGTTTAGGTCCCACATTGGCAGCTGCCCGTTTCCTGGCAACGGCAGACTTTCTTTGACTTTCTGTCATTCGTCTCGCTTTCGCTAGAGGCACGCATTTTGGATAAGCTCTCTTCCTGTCCTTTTCTAATTTTGAACGACCACACGGAGCGAAGGAACCATCTTTTCGCTTGCTCCCAATATCTACCCATTTTTGTTTGAACCATTCTTTTAGCCCTCCCTTTTTAAAACTCTTAGAAAAAGTTATTCCTATATTTTTACTCTTACCTTGTTTTGTTCCTTCAATACCAAAAGTAGAACTCTTTCCTTCTTTGGTAATGTTTAAACCTAAAATACTATTTATGTTTTCTTTATTAATTTTACTAAAAGGTTTTTCTCCCTTAACACCTACAGTTACACCTTTCTTTTTAATACTTAAATCAACTCTTGGTGAAGTTACATATTCATCATCATAAATTTGCACACCACCACCAACTGTAGTGCCTCTTAAGTAATCTGGTAATATTTTTTTCTTTCCCATTATTTAATTAAATCTTTATAGTATTTTACTAAACTAGGGTTAGAAACTTTTTGTCCTGCTAAATCACCTTGAACATAACTACCATCGTAAGGTTGCATCTTACTTGCAAATGTTCCAGTCGTTGCTTTTATCATTTTACCTTTTTTTGCTGGCTTAGGTCCTCTAAAGTCTTTTCTTTTCACTCCTGATGGATCTTTAATTTTACCAGCACAAATTTTACTAGCGTATGCGTTAGCATATGCTGAGGGGTATACCTTGAACTTTCTCTTCGCTGCTGCTTTACCTCTTGGACAAAGTTTAGTCATTATCTTCTCCTGTTAAATTTTGTGCGGCCGCATTGAGAGAGATATTCTTCTCCTTTTTACGGTTGTACAACTTTTTAGATTGTATCACTTTCTGGTTGAGGTTGCTAGACCTTAAACTTTTTGCGATTGGATTTGAACTTAGGATTTGTTTTAAGTTTAATAGCTTTGATAACTCTACGTTTTTTTTCTTTTTCATCTCTGGCACCTCTCATTTTGCCTTCGATTTGTTTGGGTATAGATCCTCTTGTTATTGCCATTTTATTCTAACCATGGTTTATATATAACCTTACCATCTTCTCTCATAGCTCGCAATGATTGGTTTCTGTTACTGTTAGTAGAATACGAACAATGTATCCAGCCTGAAGTCGGTTCGTTATCTTTGTAAAATTCTAATATGAGTTGGTCGTATTCTAGCTCGTTCTTGATGTACAAAGCCAACTCTCTATTATCTACACCAGGTATTTCAAAATCTGCTGCGGCTGCACCATCGTCTGCTACATGTTGAGAATTTACTGAACTTCCTATCTCTAGGCACAGCTGAGCACAACGGAATCCGCTAGATATAATTAATGGTTTATCAAAATGTGAGCGCACTGGTTGCAATATATTTATTGCTAGATTTTTAAGATTCTCAATCTGTTGTGGATTAGGATTATTGTTTATACCTTTTCTCTCCGCAACCTGAGACTTAGTCAACTCATCAAGAGTTATGTTAGCTGTCAGTTTCATCTTTATTCTCCTCTATTTGGTAAAACATTTTGTCTGTATCTTCTGTAATCCAGTCTTTATTTTCAACTGTCCAGTAAGTGTTTTGCACTTTATAGTCTGGCCAAGATCTATCAGTAGTATAGTTAGAAATGCTCCACAAGATACGATTATTAGGCTGAGCAGCATAATTGCCGTTATCAAGTTCCAATATATGTGCACACTTGTGTTCTTGAGGTATTTCAGAATGTTCAGTATCAATTTCATTTACTTCAGGTGTCCCCCAATCAATTGTAAATAAGTATTCTCCTTTATAAAATTTTTTATCTTTCCCTAAGAACTTACCACGCATCCCACCAAGAAAATCAAATTCAGTGACACTAGGGTAGTAACTAAAACAGTTCCACAGCTCCAGCTCGTCAACTGACATATCCGGCACTTGGGCTCTATCATGAGATTTTTGGAAAAACGCTGAGATAGGCAGACGCCAATAGCACGCACCATTCGGTAACATGCAATGAAATAATAGGGATTTTCCCGTAAGACTCGCCAAACCAAAGATAATGCAGTCCATACTTTCTTTTTTATATTTAGGATCCAAATCATATAAATACTCCTTTTTTACTTTTGCATATATTGTTGGAATGTTAATATTAAGATAAGCCATAATTAATCAATAACGTTTAATCCTGTTTCTCTATTTAAATATTTATACTCTATCTTATGTATATCAAATTCTTTCATTATTGTATTACATATATCTTTCTCGTTAAAGTCTCCACAAGAATATACATCAAGTTGCATTAAAGCAGGTTTTGGTTCATCCCAAATATGCATTGCAATATGCGATGTTTCGATGATTGCTACTGCAGTTATCCCCCTATTTCCATCCATATTACAATATTTCACATAAGGACCCATAAAAACTTTCATATTAATGGATTCTATAAATTTTAACATCCACTCTTTTAACTGTTCTTCATCTGTTGGAGGTTTACTTGCTTCAGCTCTAATAATTAAATGTTTATGTACAAGTAAATTTTTTTTCATATAGTATTTTTATTTTTTTCTTTACAGATAAACTTAACAATTATATCATACGCATTCACTTGATCCTTTCCTATCCCGTCTAAAATAGTTTGTGAATCTTTATATCCCTCTTGTAAACAATCATATTTTGTTAAAAACTCTTTATGTGAGATTAAGGGTGGGTAACAGTCATTCTGCAACTGAGAACAAACGATTAAAACTAATGCATATTTCATTTATCATTGAGTCCATAATAAATTACTACACATAACAAAATAAATGCTATGATGGTGTTAATTGGTAAAAAAGGTTCTACTACATAATTTTCCATTACTCAGATACTCCTATGATCCATAATACTAAGAAAACAAAACAAATAGGTTCCATTATCTTAATATTTTGACTATCTTTTTTCTGTCCATGTATATCTCTGTTTGAGCCTCTACCTTCTTACAAGAAAACACAACTCTTTCAGGGTTTACCTCATTCTGCGCGATACGCTTGGATTTCAAACAATCGCTGAGGTTATTTTTATATACATGCTCTATCATATTTCCGTTTAAAGTTAGAATAAGTGCAAATACAGTTTCTATCATTGATGTTTACCACTTCCGTTTCTTATTAGTTTCTCTACGTCTTCAGTTAACTTCTCGGTTCTTTTCTTTAAAAATTCTATGTTAACTGCGTTGTTTCTCATACCTTTAATTTCCACCTCTACGTCCTCTAGTAAACCACTAACGTGTTCTACGATCATAAAAAGCTCTGCTTCTCCAGCTGATTGACCCAACTCACCTCTTGGATATTTTATTCTAAACTCTGAGTTTTGATCCAGATCTTTTTGCA